GATTACTTTAGTAAGCTGTTTAAAAAACATCCTAATAGCATAAGTCGAAATATAAAAAACTTATCTGTCAATGGTTTTATAAAAATACATTTAGTCAAAGAAGAGAAAAATGTAGATAAAAGAAGAATCACTCTAGTCGGTTCACAAAAATGTTTAGACCCCCTTAACAAAAATGTTAATACCCCCCTTAACAAAAATGTTAAGCATAATACTATAAATAGTAATAATATAAATGAAAAGAAAGAATTGTTTGAAAAGTTTTGGGAGGTATATAATTACAAGAAAAGCAGAAAGTTGTGTTATGATAAATTCATTAAGTTAGATATTGAAATTTGCAAAAAGTGTGTTATTAAAGCAAAAGAATATTCTAATTCTATTGTAGATATAAAATATAAAAAACACCCTAGCACTTGGCTAAATCAAGGTTGTTGGGATGATGAAATAAATGAAAATAGTAATCAAGGCTTTACTGGTAATGGCTTTACAAATATGGTGTTTTAATGAGTTTTTTAGATAATGGCATAGTAGTAAAAAAGACAAACGGACAGATTAAAACAAGATGTCCTAAATGTTCAGAAGATAGAAAAAAGAAGTCAGACCCCTGCTTGTCTGTTAATATAGACGAAGGTATATGGAATTGTCATAATTGTGGTTGGCATGGAAGTTTAAAAGTTAAAAATAATTTTATGAAAGAGATAGTATATAAAGTGCCTACTAAAACTAATGATTCTTATAATTATTCTGATAAATTTTTAGACTGGTTTACAAGTAGAGGCATTAGTAAGCAAACACTTGTTAGCAATAGAGTTGCTGAAGGTTTAGAGTATATGCCACAAGTAAATAAAGAAGTTACGACTATACAGTTTAAATACTATAGAGATAGCTCTTTAGTAAACATTAAATATAGAGATGGTGCTAAAAACTTTAAGCTAGTAAAAGATGCTGAAAGAATTATGTATGGCTTAGATGATTTAATTGGAAAAAAAGAAGCTATAATAGTTGAAGGAGAAATGGATAAGTTAGCGTTATATGAAGCAGGATATAAAAACTGCGTGTCTGTTCCTAATGGTGCTAGTAATTTAAAAATGGATTACCTAAAAGATTTTCCTGAAAACATTGAAAAAATATACATAGCAGTAGATAATGATGAGCCAGGATTAAAACTACAAGAAGAGTTGTCAAGACGATTAGGCAGAGACATTTGTTATAGAGTAAGCTATCCACAAGACTGTAAAGACATTAATGATGTATTAGTTAAAAACAACATTGATGTTGTTAAAGAATGTATAAATAAATCACAACCATATCCACTAGAGGGTGTTTTAAGTGTCAAAGAATTTGATATAGATATAGATTCATTATATGAGACAGGATTACAAAGAGGTAAATTAATTGGTCATAGTAAGTTTGATAAATTATTTAGCTTTGCCTCTTCACAACTAACTGTTGTTACAGGCATACCAACACATGGTAAAAGTAATTTTTTAGAACACTTATGTATGAAACTATCTACACAGCATGATTGGAAGTTTGGTGTATTTAGTCCTGAACATTATCCTATGCAGTTACACTTTTCTGTTTTAGCTGAAAAACTTATAGGTAAATCATTTCGCAAGGAAACTAAATTTAATAGAATGAGTAAACATGAGTTGGGAACAGCTAAAGATTTTATATCAAAACACTTTTATTGGATTAGACCAGATAGCGATGTTTACACCATAGATGCTATTTTAAACGCAGCTAAAGGTTTAATTAGAAGACATGGTATCAATGCTTTAATTATAGACCCATATAATAAAATAGACGCTAATTTAGGTTCTGATAGCGAAACTAATTTTATTAATAAATTTCTTACAAAGCTGACAATATTTAAACAAAAATATGACATACATATATTTCTTGTAGCACATCCACGAAAAATGGCTAAACAAGATAACAAGCTGTATGAAGTTCCTACTTTATATGACATTGCAGGTAGTGCTAATTTTTACAATCAAGTAGATAATGGCTTGTCAATATATAGGGATTTTGAAAACAATACAACTAAAGTTTATGTGCAAAAAGTTAAGTTTAGACACATAGGTGAATTAGGAGAATCAGAGTTTAAATATAACATACAGAATGGTAGGTACATTGAGATTGGTGAACATGAAAATAATAATTCATATTTAAAGTTAGAGCAACAATCGCTTATATAATTTGTTTTTATGAAAAACTTTTTGTTACATTGTATATGATTTACATTCCACTAATAGCAATAGCGACATCAATGTGTGCAGGTTTATTTATAGGTGCTGCCATAGTTTTATATAAAACTAGAGAAGAAATACAAATGCTTGAAAGAGAACTTCATTACTTTAGAACTGAATATTTTAATTTTTTAAAACAGTTTGAAGATAAATATCCACATAGATAATTTATGCCTAAACCAATATACAGAGTATTAGTGAAGTTCGAGTATAGAAATTCAAAAACTAGCAATTATATAAAAGCTAAAATTAAAACTGGTTATATTGATACCTTTGCTTTGTCAGAAAATAAAGATGAAATACTAGAACATATAAAGCCAAAAGTTTTAAATCAAATTGGCAAGAAAGAGAATGAAGTTGATATTAAAATTAAAGATTACATTATAGAAGGTCAATATGGATTCACAAACTACTAAACATAACAAATATTATTACGAAGAAGGTAGGAACGGATGGACACCTACGTCAACTAACGAAAAAACTAAAACTACAAATATGATAAACCCAAAGATGAAAATGTCAAAAGATGAGCTAGGATTAGCTTCTAAAGACAGAAAAGAAAAGCCAGTTTATACTGGTGTATTAAAATACTTCCCAGATGCAATACTAGAGGTTGCTAGATGCAGCTTTGTAGGTCAAGAACAACACAACCCTGACAAGCCTTTGCATTGGGATAGAAGTAAAAGTGGTGATGAGTTAGATGCCTTGTCAAGACACTTATTAGATGCAGGTACAATAGACACAGATGGTGTAAGACATTCTGCAAAAGTAGCATGGAGAGCTTTAGCTAATTTACAAAAAGAAATAGAAAATGAAAAAGAGAACAAGTAATTTACTAGAAAAGGCACATTCATTAGTTATCTCTGTAACAGGAACAGATATTTCTAAAACAAAAAGACAAGAGGTAATGAAAGATGTCAGAACTATATATCGCAAGATTAAAGATATAGACCCAAAAATATATCAAATACTAAATGATGATGATAACCACAAAACCACAAGATAATGTTGTACCAAATAATAAAAAAATATAATTTGTCTGAATTAGAAGTTTTAAGCATAGTTTATGAATGGTATGCAATGGGAACGTATGAAGACATTCTTATGGATGAAGATGGAATGGAACTTGACGAAATTTGTGATTTAGAAATAGAGTCAATATTAGAAACAAATAACTAATTAAAAATGATTAGATTTATACTTAAATTGCTTGGTGTAAAATTAAACAATTTACAAAAAAACATAGAAGAATATGAAAAGAAACGAAAATGAATCTTTTGAGGACTACAAGGAAAGAAGAAGACAGGCTAATAAAGAATTAAAACAAAAGCGTAAAGGCTTAAATGTTTTTCCTGGTGATTGGGGAACTTATCGTAAAGATATAGATGGTGAGGTAGAATCTAGGATGAAACATATACTAGATAAAATAAAAGATAAGTACAAAAATGAAAAAGGAGAGTAACACAAAGGAATGTCCACAGTGTGAAAAGCCTTTAAAAGGTTGTGCCTGTAGTCATAGAAAAGCTAGTGATGGTAAACTTGTACATGGAAAGTGTTTAGAGAAGTATAATTATATTTTAAAAATTAATAAAGATTTAGAAAATGGCAAATGAAATTATAAATGATGGTGAGTATAGGGTTATGGTAGACTTAAATGTCGTAGGTAACGCTAATGGTCAGCTATATGTAAGAAATGATTTGAAAGACACTATAGACAAAATAGAATTAGAAAGCAATGTAAGAGTAGTGGGAGTCGTTTATGATGGCACATACAATCTTGAAATATTAACGCAACCTATACAAGACTTAGATAAAATAGTAGAAGAGGTTACTAAAAATGATTAAGTACCCTTATCCAGGAATGGCAAAGCCTAGAATGACTAGAGCCGACTCTTGGAAAAAAAGACCAATAGTATTAAAGTATTGGGAATACAAAGACCATATAAAAGATTGGGCTTGGGATAATAACTTTAAGTTAGGTAACGAAATATATTGCGTGTTTCACATCCCAATGCCTAAGTCTTGGAGCAACGCTAAGAAAGCACAAATGGTTTTTTCTGACCACCAACAGCGACCAGACATAGATAATCTCTTAAAAGGTCTTATGGACGCATTATTAGAGGAAGACTCGCACATACATACAGTGTATGCTAGAAAAATTTGGAGTAATGAAGGCTGTATAGAGTTTTACAAACTAACTAACCTTCTTCTTTCTTGATATTATAATCCTTTTCGGTTTTATATCTTTGTTTGTAAATAATGTTACGACATTGCTTTTCAGTTAAGTCGTGCCTTACAGATATATCCATAAAGGTATGACCTACATGACCTTCATTATCTACGATAAATTTATCGTAATCTCTAAACATCATATAGTTTCTTAAAGACTTAGGAGCAATTATACCATTTTCTATTAAATGATATACTAAATCTTTAACTGTAAAATCTTCTCCCCATCTTAATATGGACTCTTGTCTAACAATGTCAAGAAACTCCTCTACAATCTCTTTTCGGTTTGGCATTTATTTCCAATAGTTTTGTGGACATTTAATAAAATCTTCGTCAATTCTATTTTTAGTCTGTAGCAAACATCCACAATCGCCACATCTTTCTAAAGACTCTATTC